TAACCTTAAAGGTGTTCTTAAGTATACTTAAGGCGCTTGGTTGCCTTTGTCTCTCTATTATACTAGATATTATAGCATACTTTTAACTGAAAGTCAAGCTTTATTTACTATATATCCTTAAGTTTCCTTTAGACCGCGAGTCTAGCCAAAAGTTCCCCACACATGTCATAACTTTTAGCTATTACTGTGTCCTTTCTTATAGCTCAGGGCTACTTAAGGGCCAACTTGTGTTTCCTTATGTATCTCAAGGACTTACAAGTATTCACAAGACTTATACATGTATCCTAATTTCACCCTTTTTTGTATACCAGAGGGTACTACACAGGTTGTCCACAAGTTATCCCCCTCCCCGTCCCTATTTATCCACAGGAATCCTTGAGTTATCCACAAGTTATCCACAGGCTAGCAATGTTCCACATGGAACCATAAGGAGCCACAAGGTAAAGTGTGAGTATGCCAGAGGATACCTATAGACCACACTAGATCACACAAGCAAAACACACGTATAAAGGTAGCAGTATCCATTAGCGACATGACTTATCTATTTGCGACAAGTTATAACAAGTTACAAAAAAAGTATTGCAATGACTGTGCAGTATGTTATTGTGTCACCTCAATCAATTAATACAGGTATATAGATATGACTGCTTACAACAACGGTAAATTTGGACTTAGCTTAATAAATGCAGATTTAAACCCTGATCGCCCTAGAAGTCATTGGATTAGTCAGCGTGTACAGCAACTAAAAAGCGAGCTAAAAGAGCAAGAAGAGATTTTGCAAGTTAGCAACACAAAAGAAAGTTTAGAATTACTTGCTAATTATCATAAAGAAATACAAGGCTACACTGACTACCTGCTAAATAATTGATTACGATTAGTTGTTTTATCGTACCTATTGGTGTACAGTAGGTACTATTAAATCAACTAAACACAACAGAGGTAATACAATATGGATACATTGACAATTAAACAAGCAAAAGAGTTAGGTAAAGAGCTAGTACTAGGCACTGCCGTTAAATCTAAAGTGACCACAGCCGTACATGCCTTATACATTGAATACGCTAGAGGTCTAATGACGGACAAGCCATTGGTAGCACTATGGGAGCAATGCGCTACAGACAAGCCAACACTGGCAGTCATACGCTCCATATTCAACAGAGTGACCAAAGCAGTACACAAGGAGCTAGGTATCGACAAGCCCGCTATGTGCGTCAAGGATAGCAAACTGGTAGAGGTACAGAAACGTGGTGGTAATGGTGGTGGTGCTGAAGGTGGAGAAGGTACTGGCGAAGGTACTGCATCTGAAGGCGCAAACGTAATGTCACCAACGGGTAAAGCACTGCCACCAATTGAAGCACTAGCGGAAGCCATCTTCCAAGTGTCGGCCTTTGCAGAGGAGTGCGTCAAGGTAGAGAAAAATAGCGAGCTAGCCAATGCCATGATCAATGCAGACATTGCGCTATGCGAGATCAAGAGTAAATTACTGGAAGCATTAGAGCCACTTGATCAAGCGGCATGATAGCTATATACTAGATGCCGTGCATCCACTGGCGGCATTTGTGGATAGAGTTATAACAAGTTACAATTATTGGAGTATATAAAATGAATGCACAACCAAAGTTTAGCAAACCGTCAAAGATGCCGTGCCGTAGTTGGTCGCTTGAAGCACTGACTACGTGTCCGGCTAGTAAAGATAGCAATGGTGATCTAGTACCCGCATGCAAGGGTTGCTATGCTACTAGCGGAAACTACAGATTCCCTAACGTAAAAGCACCGCGATTGCATAACCAAGATGATTGGCGTAATGACGATTGGGTAGATGTAATGGTGGCAGAACTAGACAATGACCGCTATTTCCGGTGGTTTGACTCCGGTGACATGTATGACATTCGACTAGCTACCAAGATGTTGGAGGTAATGCGTAGGACTCCTTGGACTAGACACTGGCTACCGACTAGAATGCACAAGTTCGACAAGTTTAAGCCAGTAATTGCACTGATGGAACTATTGCCGAATGTTGTTGTCAGACTGTCAAGCGATGGCGTACTGGGTGAAACTGTGGACAATGCCGCGAATAGCTCAACCATTGTACCAGACAGACGCTACTTAACGGAGAATATGGAGCTATGCGGAGCGAGTACGCGAGAAGGCAAGTGCGGTACATGTCGCGTATGTTGGGATAAATCTGTGTCAATAGTAGCATACCCTGCACATGGTAAGAGTATGTTAAAACAAATCAGCAACTTAATAGAAACTGTAGAGGTATAAAACAATGACAGCATTTTGGACTGTAAAGCGTGAGACTGAACGGCCATCATTAGAAGACATGCAAGAATTCGTTGATGGTAGGATTGAGCTGATACTGCTATCTAATGGCGATCACTTGGTAATCAATGAGGAAGGTTTGCTTGATGGGCTACCTATCAACCAAAAGGCCACTAATATATGGTGGAATGATTTGGGATTGGATAGGTCAGGCATTGATATACAACGTGTGCCGCCATTGGTGGGTGATATAATACTAGTGGAAGGAGGGCTTGACTAATGAATAGCGCAATGATTCGCAAACAAAAGCGAGAGTATAGAAAAAAGTTCTTGACAGAGGTCTTTGGATGGTGTAGTATCGCATCATTGACTTACTTAATATGGCTTGGGTTTTTCTTTATGTTATCAAATCCCTTGTCTACTTTGTTTAATTAATTGTAACAAGTTATAACTAGGAGTATATATTATGGGTAGAATTTGGAACGGTAGTTGTGAGGATTGGTTGCACGGTGACGAGCCATACGGTCTTGATTTACCAGATGCAGACGATTACGCGCCAATGGAGCAATGGGAGATTGACGAGGCTCTTGCGGATTTAATGGCAGACGCAGATAGAATAGGGAGATTAGATGACTAAACGTATCAAGCTAAAAGGAGGCGACGAGTACGATGCATTCTCTCGCGCCTCTCGTACCCTGCTACAATGGCGTAGCGGTGTAGTAAAGAAGATCAAACGCAAGCACAACAAACGAGTGCGGCAGGAAAACAAAAGCGCAATGCGCGAGGATAATAGTTATGACTGATAAAGAATTTTTTGATTGGCTAGAGACATGTCCGTCTAAGGATTGGCATGTCATGGACGCAGACCCCTGTAGTGTGGAGATTAGATTCCCTATCAAGATGATAAATGAGATGGACAAGAGCAAGCTACGTGTGCTAAACTCATGCAGTACGGAGCTATGGATTACTGACGAGGAGCTTAAGGAGGCGAACGAAAAAGCACTGGTTGTCTTTGATGAATTTTATGTCAACACTGGCCATGGCGAGGAGACTTGGACAGAGATACAGGTAGGCGATAAATTCTTTGACATCAATTGTTGGGATGAAGGTATAGGCTACGGCTACCCGTCAAGAGAGGGGGCTGTACACTGCTCTGTCTACAAACTGTTAGAGAAAGACGGTGGCTACCGTTACTGTGAGGGCGATAAATACTTGCGTCTGTTTACTGTGGATAAAACTTTAGGAGAAGAATAGTATGATGATATTAGGTAGAATGTTAAGCATAGAGCTGATCAATGGTTGCGGGTTGTACCTTGAGATAGCAGACAGTCGTGCCGTCTGGGTCTACAACAAAGACACAGGCAACACTGAAGCCATGCCCTTTGAAGGAGTACTGCTACACTTGCCCTTCATCTTGGTCAGCTATGGCCGTGTGTACGAGGAGGTAGACGTATGAGTAAAATCAAAGAGGAACTATTAGGCTATGACCATGAGCCTAGTGATTGGATAGAACCACAAGCGCATGTAATGGTGGACGAGTTGATTGAGTATCAGGTATACTGCATGACATTATCTGAGTTGACACAGCGAGTAGCCAAGCAGATGCGTGACGAGTACTATAGTAATTCATACACCGACATGGTGCAAAAACACAGCGAGGTATTCCCCAATGAGTAGATGTAAAGCGTGTGACGTTATCCTAAATGAGTATGAACTTAAACGAATTGACCATCATACAGGCTTTCACCTTGATCTATGTAATGTGTGCGCCTCTCACTCTGACGATGCTATGTCAGACAGTAGCGAGATGGAGGTCATACTAAAAGAGTTTCCAAATTTATCTGAAAAAGAACTTGACACAGTCCTGAATGCCTGATATAATAATCATGTAGTTAAGGGAAAATATTTTTATTAATCTTTAAAGTTTCAACCAAACGCTACTTAAGTTGTAACAAGTTATAACTAAGTGGCACTTAACAATCTAGTAGAGGATAGTAATATGGCAGTAGTAGAAGGTACATTAGCATTTGAAAACCTAGACACCCATGAGATGTATCAGGGTCAATCCACCGGCAAGTATTCAGTTGTCATTAGCTTAGACGAGCAAACCGCAGAGCAGTTAGCAGGTATGGGTGTCAAGCTACGTGAGTACGAAGGTACTAAGCAGCGTAAGTTCAGCACCAAGTATGATGTGCCTGTCTTAGACGCTGACGGTAATCCCTTTGCAGGACGCATTGGCCGTGGCTCTAAGGTACGTTTGTTGTGGGCAGAAGGTCAGCCCCACCCTGTACATGGAACGTCTACCTACCTGAATAAGGTCAAGGTTCTGGAGGTTGCAGAGCAAGACGGAGGCGAGGACTTTTAATGGCAGTTGAATCTACCTTTGTCCGACATGAGCCGTGCCCTGCGTGTGGCTCTAAGGATAACTTGGCTAGATACTCTGATGGACATGCCGTCTGCTTTACGGGCGGCTGTTCACATTACGAGAGAGGTGACGGTCAGGTTATAAGCATTCAACAGAAACCTAAGAGGTCGTTAGAGATGACAGGAGTAGTAGCGGCAATCCCTGATAGACGTATCAACGAAGCCACAGCAAAACGCTATGGTGTTACAGTTGAGTACGGCACTGACGGACAAATTGTCAAACATCACTACCCGTACCATGACAAGGATACAGGTGCGGTGATAGGTACTAAGGTACGAGCAGTAGAAACTAAAAACTTTTATGCAACAGGAGGCTTTGATAATGCGGGGTTGTTTGGTCAACAGGCGTTCAAGAGTGGCGGTAAATACATTACGATCACAGAGGGCGAGGCTGATGCACTGGCAGTCAACGAGATGTTTGACGGGAAGTGGCCAGTCGTATCCATCAGATCAGGTGCGGCAGGAGCAAGCAAAGACATCAAAGCAAACCTTGAGTGGCTAGAAACTTTTGATAATGTGGTCATCTGTTTCGACAGTGACAAGGCAGGACAGGAGGCGGCACGTTCGGTGCTTAACCTGTTCACCCCCAACAAGGCAAAGAATCTTGAGCTATCCATGAAGGATGCAGGTGACATGCTCAAGGCACGTAAGGTGCAGGACTTTGTTAAGGAGTGGTGGAACGCTAAGTCATATCGCCCTGATGGAATTGTCTCAGGTTTAGACACATGGGACTTACTTCAAGAGAAGAGGGATGTCAAGTCCATACCCTATCCTTGGGAATGCTTGAATGCTTTTACTTACGGCTTTAGACCGCAGGAGTTAGTGACCATCACATCAGGGTCAGGCATGGGTAAGAGTCAGATCATGCGAGAGCTTGAGTATTATCTATTGAAGAACACGGAAGACAACATTGGCATCCTAGCACTGGAGGAAGACATACCTAAGACTACGTTAGGTATTATGTCTATGGAGGCTGACAAGCAACTTCACATACCAGAGGTACGATCAGGGGTATCAATAGAGGAAGAGCGAGGTTATTGGGAAAGGACGTTTGGTTTAGATAAGTTACAGCTGCTAGATCATTGGGGCAGTACAAGCGAGGACGATCTGCTAGGACGCATACGCTACATGGCTAAAGGACTAGACTGCAAGTGGATTATCCTTGACCATCTCAGTATTGTTGTCAGCGATCAGGACAACGGTGACGAGCGTAAGGCTATCGACAGCATTATGACTAATCTCCGTAAGCTAGTTCAAGAGACAGGCGTAGGGTTGTTCCTTGTGTCCCACCTACGTAGACCAAGTGGTGCTAAGGCGCACGAGGATGGCGGTAAGATTTCTCTGGGAGAACTCAGAGGATCAGCGGCAATCGCGCAACTTAGCGACATAGTTCTGGGGTTAGAGCGAGATCAGCAACACGCTGACCCTGAGATACGCAACACCACCTGTGTACGTGTGTTGAAGAATAGGTTTGTTGGACTCACTGGCCCTGCTTGTTACCTGTATTATGACAAGGAGTCTGGCCGTATGATTGAGACCAACTGTCCAGTACCTGACGATAAAGCGGAGTTCTAGTAGTGGATAAGATTGTATTCGACATTGAAGCTAACGGCTTGAAGCCCGACAGAGTGTGGGTAATCATTGCCTATCACATGGGGTTGGAGGAATACTTTGAGTTCTCTGGTTTTACTTTGTACGATTTCAATCAGTGGCTACT